GCCGACACCGGGAGAAGTAGCAACTTTATCAGCAAAATCAACAAACTTACCTACATCATCTATTGTTACTTTTCTGGTTTCAAAGTCCACATAGTTTTTTGGTAGTTTTGGACGCTCTTTAAATACTTTGCCGTTTGGTAATCGAGTGATTCTAGCCATTGTTATTTCCTTATAGTGCCTTTCTCTTGCGCTTTTGTACTTTACGCTTCTCTCTCAACAGGTATTCCTGAAGAGCAGGGTCAGTTTCGGCGTCAAGCAGACCTTGTATTGCATTAACAACTGTTTTCCAATCTTTTCTAAACACGCCTGAAGCATCTGCTTTAATCTTTGCGATTTGTTCTTGGTATGTTCGCAGTTTTTCTTGTCTGTCTTCTAGTTCTGTGCCTGCTTCTTCTGCAAACTTTTCACCTTCTAATGCCTGAACAGCAGCGTCCACCTCGGCTTGTCCTGCGGCTTGTTCTAAACCAGCACGCTTTCCAAAAGCACCTTGTCTGAAATCTTCTATACCTAATGCCGCTTGTGATTCTAGTTCTGCTTCACCCATGCCAAGTTCAGCAGCAGTTCCTCTTAGAGAAGCGGCAGTTCCACCACCACCAAATGCACCGGCTACCTGAGAAGCTGCAAGACCTCTGGCGGCTCTTTGTCGTAGTTTCCCACGACCAACATCGGCTGCTTGTTCAAGTGCGCTAACACCTGTCTCCTCAAGCCCTTCTGCTTCGCCAATAAGGTCACGCATTCTTTTAGCTGCTGCTTCTGAACGAATACCGGCTTCTCTTGCAAAGCCTACACCAGCCTCTCTGCGCTTTGTTCTAGTTTCTTGTATTTCTTTCTTTTCTTCTTGTGTTAATGCCATTATTTTCTCCAAAAGGGCTCCTATTTAACAGGCCGAGTATACTAAGTTCTTTTTACAAACAACAATAAATGTAAAACCCGGAGGAGACACAAAATCAGTACGGTTATTCGCATCTAATGTTAAGTCGGTCATTACTATTCTGAACTCTAATAGTTTTTCCAAACCTAATGTTGTTGGTAATGTTGGAACGGTAGCTGTATTATTACTGGCTATGAAGTTTCTTTGATCCGAGTTAGAACCAATGCCTCTACCAACATATACTGGAATACCAGTATTAAAGTACCCAGTTCCTTCAGTATTGCCACCAGCTTCATAGTTTAGCGTCAACTGTTGGATAAACATTGTTGGATTACCAAGCGATGTTGTTGTCCAAGGTCCAGATTCAAAGTTTTGTAATAGTGGATCAGTGGAGGCATCAACAATATTTAAAGCTTCCATATCCGCCATACTACAAATCACTTGTGTTGCATAACGGTCAGATCGCCAACCACTATGTAAAACTACATCTAGAGATAACTGTCCAGCCAAAGTTGGAGTAGTATTTAATGGGTCGGTGTGACTAGTGTATGTTTGAGAGACCTCTGTTTGCCATGCCAAATAAATAGCATGGATTTCATAAGGATTAAAAATAGGTACTACTCTTCTATCTGCGGCTGAGTCTGGGGTTCTACCGGGACCGGGGCCGGGACCGCCGCCTCCACCGGGGGTAGTATTGTTATAAGGAACATGGTCTATATCATAACCACCTAACTTGTAGTTATTATTGTTATTGAACATCTGAACAGTGAAAACATCATAAGCCATAAGTTCCGTTTGCTGTTCTGCAAGTGGTTTAGACCAAAGTGTATTGTGTCCACCTTGAAGTTTATTATGAAACCTTTTGTCTATATCTTCAATATTGGTTTGTAATGGATCTTCTTGAATAGTGTTTCCGGGGTTAATACTCGATAGACCAATAGCGTCACCAGTTTTTTCCTTATAAAGAACAGGAGCGTTCTGAACTTCAGTTGGATTAGCAGCAATGGCGGAATCTTCTACAAACTTTCTCAAAGGAGTAGATAATCTTACACTGATTTGTAGATTTCTAATAATGTGTGCAACCAGTTCACCTTCTAGCTGGTTGACTGTTTCTGCCCTGAATACTACCGACATACAATAAGCCTGATCAGGAGCTAGTATTTTGTTGATATCTTTAATAACAAATGGGTTTAAGGCCATATTGTTAGCAATAAATGCAGTGCCGGGGATATTGAATGAAGCAAAGTTGTTTTCCCAGTGTGTAGTATTGGACGCAACTGAGGAAGGGGTTTTATTCCAAAAATAAATATCTATTTCAAACTTACCAGCTTCAGATTTTGTTCCTGCGGACCATGAATAACCTGTAGGGCTTGAGGTATCAGTATGAGGCACTAACCAATCAATAGGTTCATCACCTTGGTCTATTGAAAGAGTAAGATCTTTCATAGTGTAATATTTAGAGTTTTCATCAATAGTAGTGTTGAAAATATCTTGTGTTGGGGGTAGAATAAACGGAAAGTTATATGCCTGTTCATTTGTTTCTTCAGGGTTTACTGAAACAGTGCCGTTGGCCCAGTTAATATTTGATAACCACCAGTTTAAACGGAATGTTCCTTCTAAGTGCTCAACATTATCATCATTTATGGTTGCATTAGATATCTCATTTCCGGCTGCTGTGTATAAATCATCAACTGGCTGTGCTTGAAGTTTTGTACCTTTTACGAGCTTTTTCCGAGTAATCTTAGACATTTATTTTTTCTCCAATGGTTCTAATACTGAAACATTCATCGACCATATATTATTAGCAAAAGTGGCAAAAAGGGAACCTGCATGAGCATTATTAGTATTATCATATGCGCCATCACCTTGGCCGGGTACATCAATCTCAGCGTCTCGTGGCTCTCCGGTAGCTGGTAATCCTAAAACAAATCTTACTCTACTGTTTGAAAAAACAGGAATATTTAAGTTATGTAATCTAACTGCATTGGCGTTGATTTTTTGAACATTTGCATTTGGGAATGTTGGATTGTATTGGACTTGACCACCACTAATGTAAGTTGTTGGGATTGCTCCTTCATCTGGATGAGGATTCATTAAAAGACCAACAGAACTTGCACCCCAAGTATGTGTTTCTGCATTTCTGATAAAAGTGTCGCCTACATTTAATGGGTTATCAACTAAAATCCAAAGGTGAAAGTCATTTAAGAATGTTCCATCACTGTTTTTCCAATCATTTGTAAACCAAGCTTCATTTAGAGCGATAGTTGCGTCTGTTCTATCATCAAAAATACCAAATACAGTAAAATCTTTAATGATTGATGGAGTTGTAAAATATTGAGTACTTGTCCAAAACCAACTTAGGTCATAGGTGTCTGTGCTACCAACTGGTAAGCCTGTATTTGGGTCCAATATAGATGCACCTTTAAATCTGAAATGATTATTTGGAGCTTCCCCTGAAGGATAAGCATCGGGCATTTCAGACCTAAATATAAAGCTGAATGGTCCACCTTCGAATGCTTGATCCAATCCAGCACCGAGTTTAGGTGTGAAGCCCCAACAGAACTTGTTTTCTGTCCAACAGTCTACGTTTCTGAAGGGGACCGAGTTGATTCTATCTTGTACGTCAGCCAAAGCACTTTCTATTCTGCTGCCGTCGATTGTAGTATTATTGCTAAACTGTTCTTTTGTAATCTCTCTTGTGCTCATTATACGACTCCTGTGGCTGTAATACCTGCTCCGACGCCTTGAGTAGTTCTATTTATAGAATATGCTACGGTGCAAGTGCCCAAAGCCGAGCCGAGCGCACCGTTTACTAATGACAAAACCCCTGAATCTGCATCTTCAATAAAAATACTATTCATGATTGTACCAAAGTTTTCACCTAAAGTAGTAGTATTAAAACCAACATAACAACTGTTTGCTGAGGGACTTCCTACGATTGCTCGCTCGGTTACTGGAAACTTTCTGAATAGGCATCCATTTATTAAAAATCTGCCCCCACTGTTCACAGTAACAAAAGCCTCTGTGTTCTTTGTTGTTTGTATAAAACTTACGTTATTGAGGCAAAGATCTGCTCCATTTTCAACAGTTATTGGGCCATTGATAGTTGCACCGGCTGCACCATAGATTATAGTGCCCGGTAGCTCGACGGTAAAACCACCGTGAAAACCACTTTCTAGAAATAAGATATTATCTCTTTCCTTTGTAAAGACAACAGGATCACCACTTTTTACAGTAGTTCCTAATCTTCGCTGTTGTAAGCCTAGTTCATCTAACAGTTTTTGGTCTAAAAGGTCTCTTTTGGAAGAGGCTCTATCTAAAATAGAGCGTAAATCACCTACTGGCATTATCTACCCCTCCTACGCCTTCCTGATACTGCTTGAAGGGCTACTTTAATAGAACGAATAAATAACTTGTTAGCCTTATCTTGCAAAAAACCAAAGAATGTATAGTTAACAGAACCACCCCTTACAGAGTCTGAGGTTGCTATTGTGTCAACTTCTGGAGTATCAACGTAGTAGTTACCTTCTGCTGCGTTTGTATTATCGCCGTAAATAGCATTACCATTGCTGAATAATCTTTTGTTCAAAGTAGTACCATCATTGAACCTGTTTCTAATACTTGCTTTGTTGGAAACTTCTACAAAATCTTCTCTAATAGCTGGTGCTCCATCAAAATCGATGTTTTGGCTTACATAATCTTTGTAATCTGAACCAGCGACACTATTAAAAATACCGTAGTTCCAGAGTCTTATTTTTTGTCCTTCGCCTCTTGAAGAAAGTACTGAATAACTTCCCCTAGCTTTTATTTGGTTTGACTCTTCCAAGCCGATTTGGTCAGACTTGTATACCCAATCAACACCAGATGTTCTTGTAGTTTCATCCTCTAATGGATACCAACCGGGCTGCCAATCATAAACGCTTACAGCATCATCAGTTGTGACACCGCCGGCTCCATCATCAAACTCTACTTCAAAATCTTCCATTCTTGTAACTATGTTTGTAGCAGGTTGTGAGTTGGTTGTTCTATTTATTTTTCTGAAAGGAATGTAAATCATTTCATTTTTGTTATTTTCTGACAAAAACAACGTATTATAAGAAGAACCAGTCGCCAATGAATGATCGTATTCAATGACTATTGTTGGAGCACCAGTTGATAAAGCAACCTGAGAACCAATAATACCAGCACCGGGGCTATATCCTGTGTATGTACTTCCTCTTTCAGTTGGAACCATAAATAGGATATCTCTTCCTGTAGAACTTGCATCGTCAATAGGTTGCCATCTACTATCATCAAATGAGAAACTTACCTTGTATTTGCTTACTTTTGAGGTTAAAGCACTTGGGGGTGTAAGTTTGATAGGCAAGACCCATATCTCGTCAGATTCTTTGTAATATGTGGGGTTACTAGCGTCATCTGTTAGTTTACCACCGAACTTAAAGCAAGGATCAAAGAAGAGCCTGAATGGGTTTGTTAAACCACCAGCGTCTTCAAATAGTTTTCTGTAAAAGCCTACTTTTCTACGTCCTTCATTAAAATCTCTAGTACTTCCATCTTGAGCACCGCCTCTTCCCCATTCAAACAATCTAAAAGAGTTATATTTTGGTGCTACTACATCTGCACTTTCAGAACCATTGTATTTTCTTACAACTTCGCCAAAGTTAATCAAGCCACCTACAACAAAAACATTGTCCTCAACTGATGTTACCCAAGGTTCTGAACAGTTTGTAGTAGCCCCTACAACAGGATTTCCTCCTGAATCATTGGCAATATTAGATGTAAAAGACCATAAATACCAGCCATTCTTATAAATCCAAGCAATATTTAACTGAGGTACTACAAAAATAAGCTGTTCGTGTTGTTCATCATATGATAAATGGCATTTTTCTAGATTTTCTGAAAAGTCATACACAAAATCAGGTCTATCATCGTCTAAACCAATAAAACCATTTTCTACAAAATAGTGAATAAGAGGGTTGACTGTTTCAGACTGGAAAAATCTTTTTATTGGAAGACTTATTTCATCTGAAGAAAGACCTGTACCTGAAACATAAACACCATTGCGATCAACCCAATGAACTCTGTTTTGTCTGAATAATACCGCTTGTGGTCCAAGACAACCAATATCATCATGGACAAGAACTGATCTACCAGATGATAGTAAAACTCCATTTGATGGCTGGTAATACCATGTTTGATTTTCAGACCAAACCATAATATTACTGTTGATTACAGCAATAGCAGTAATATCGCCAATCATTTCATGAAATGTAAAAGAGTTGTCGCCTATAATAGCGTTTGGAACTCCAACATCTGAGAAATAAATCGTTTTACCTGAAGCATAAATCAGTCTGCCTTCTAAAGCTTCTATTGCAGCAAATGACGATAACTCAGAATCCTGAATATAAGTAAAGGCATTTTGTTCAGCAAATAAGCCATTTTTGAAAGTAACTGGCGTAATAAGAGACGTTTCGCTGTAGCTGTTTGTTAGATCGTCGTTTAGTTCATTTTTTGTATTAACATTGTTAATATTTTTTTGTCTGTTACCTAGATATTGAGCTGGGTTGTATACCCATAATCCAGTTTCACTTCCAAAGTAAATCTTTCCCAAATACTGCTTAAAAAAGAAAGTAGAATCTTTAGCTAGGTCTATCTGTGCCCAGTTGGCTAAGTTGTTAGAAGTTTCGTAATATCCATGATAAAAGGCTGTAGATTGAAGCTCTTGGTCTTGTTCGGCAGTGTGCTGGTACAAAACCTCTTGCCAACTATTGTCTGTCTCATAATCATAGATGTTTACACAGTAGTATTGGACCACATCACCCAAGTCTTCATCTTCTACTTTAGAACCTGTAAGAGGAGTTGTCTCTTTTAAAGCTGCGGTGTACCCAAACGCTAAAAATACTGAAATGATTTGTTTACTGCCAAACTCAGTAACAAAAGAAAAGCTTCCAAGGTGCTTTTGTAATCCATAAGTAGTACCAGTTGTGTCTATTGGACTCTGGGGGCTATTTATGTTTAAGGCATTTAGCGGAGCGTTGAACTCTTCAAGTGTGCCAAATCCTTCTCTTGTTTCAAATAAACCTCTGTTTTTATAAAGATTCTGAATAAAAACCGTATTATTGTAAGGATTTTGAAGTTCTATGCCTTCTCGGAGGATTTCTATTTCTTGCCTTGGTGCTGCCATTTATGTTTCCTTATAGTTTTTCTAGCGCTTTTTTGATCTTTCCAGTGCTTCATTTAGTATTGAAGATAATCCAACTCATCTGAAGCGACAACACTAGTATTCGCCCATGTCCTACCTTGGCTTAGATACTCGATCAAATCCAACTTTCTTTCTGCTAGTTGTTGCATTAGCACAGGATTAGCTGCAAAGTCCTTTATCTGGTATTGTTTACAAGCCAAAAGTGCAACTAAATCATGAAACTGGGTGAGGTCGTCAATGAAGACACCAGCACCTGATGTAGCAATATTAGCTAAGGTAAATGGGCTATCATTAAAACCCACATACTCTACAAGAATGTTTTCTACTTCACCTGAGAAGATAAGCTTGCTTCCTCTCAACATGTACAAGTTTATGCCATTTCTAACTGAAACTAGACTTCTAGATGGTTGCAAGTAGTATCGTGGGTTTCCTGAAGCCTCTGCTTGTGAAACTCGCATAATACGGTATAACCTATCACCTGCTGGAGTAGCGCCCATAATGGTATTACCAGTAAGCGTTGTTGCTAGGTCTAGTTCGTCGTCATTGACTGCTGTATAAAGTTCTTGAGTTGCATAAAAGTTAGAATCCTCTTCAGCAACTTGAGAAACAAACTCACGATAACCAATATTAAGAAACGTTACAGCGTTGTCAGGACTCATAAAAGTTTGGTCAGAGTCGTCTACATATTGTTTGAAAAGTTCTGCTACTTCAAAAGTTGTCATTTATTTACTCCGTTGCTCTGCCATTGATTACTGCAAGGTCATTGCCTTGTGGTTGCTGCCTTACTTGGCCTCTAGCAGTTTCATAAGCATTTGACATTAGAGCATTTTCCATCATAGCTTCCTGCATTTGTTCTCTAGCTGGTCCTGAAGCTGCTATTTGTTGTGCCAAAGCCTCTTGTTCGTATTCTCCAGACTTAGGCATCATTGGGAAAACCCTATCCATTGCTTTTGCTTCTTCTGGGTTTTCTGGATTTGGTGGTTTAAAACCTGCCAAAGCCACTAAGATATCTCGCATGTAGTCACGGATTGGTTCAGCAAGATCATAATATTCATCTGATTTCATGAAGCTACTAAATACTTGCAAGAATGTTGGAATATCATCATTGCTGAATATCTCAATCTGAGCGCCTGCTTTAACGCTATCCAAAATCTCTTGTGCATGGTTAAGGGCTCTTGTTTCTTCTAGGACATAGGCATTTCCTGTCTTAAATGAAAGCTCTTTTAGCGCTAGTTCTTTTGGAATCAAGCCGAGTTGCAAGAGGTTTAGAATCTTAGCGTCTCTGTCTTGTGCTTCGTCTCTGAATAAGCTACCTGCTTCTAGGAATACCTCAGGTGTTTCTACAATGTCGGTAGCATTTACTTTCTTAAACACCATAGAACCCATACCATCAAACATGCGGATATATTTATCTTTGGTGTAATATTTCTTCATCAGACAAAGAACACTTGTTGCCATATCTCTAACGGCATGTTCAATGTTTGTTTGTGTCATCATCAACTGTGAGACATCTTGTTGAGAAAGAGCTTCAATGGCCTTACCAGATGTAACGCCAACTGCTCTTTTACCAAGTGATGTTGAGTGAATACCAGCAACATCTAACATTTCTGATTGAAGTTTTGCAATGTTATCTAATACATAACCGGGTAATGGTGCCATAGATACTTGCTGTGGTACTCCACCTGCTGCATTATAATAGACAATCTCTCCCGGTGTTCCTCTAATAGCTGAACCATTTACGCCAGCAGTTTTAGGAATAAGCCATTTTGGGTTACTCATTAGTTCGACATTCTGAATAACTTGATTACGGGCTTTATTGTATAGGTTTTGCAAATCGATAATGCTTTCAATCATACCCTTACCCCAGACTTTATCTGGAAGATTAGTATAACGAATAAACTGAACTGGCATCTTATCTATTGGGTTTTCCCCACGGTATAGATATTTATCTCCAACTACAAATGCATGTTTACCATTTTTGAAATAGATTTCATAAAGTTCTACTCTGGGATAGAAATATGACCCACCATTGTAAGTTTGTGTATTGGGGAGGGAAGTATCCTCATTTGAACTCATTGAAACTGTTGGAGCAGCATCAATCTCTTCTGCTTTTTCTGGATAAGCTTGTTTTAAATCTTCTTTACGGACTATTGTTCGCAAAGCTATATAACTAGAATCGTCTGGATGGTTACAACCGGGTTCAAAAAATACATCATATGGAGAGACAACCTCCATTGTTACGCAGCCTTTATCTGGATCATAGTGCTCTTGAAGAGCTACAGACCCACAAGATACAAGCCATTCGATTGCTTTGACTAGTTTATCTTTTACTTTGTCTGAATGATAAAAATATTTAATAAGTTCTTCTGAAGATTTTGCTTTTGCTATGTCTTCATTAGAAGGTGAGGCTGGAAGGACCGCAATACCGGGATAGTTTGTAGTTAAACGACTTGTAATAGCTCTGTACAGGTTTAAAACAAGGTTTACTACAAGCTGATTACGACCGGGTTGATTACGAAGAGTTACATATTGTCTTAGGGTTTTATCAAAACGGACGTTTTGCTGGCCGTTTAGATACATAAGAGACAAATCCCAGAGTCTTGTTTCTGCGATTTTTGAAGTTTTTGAACTT